CTAAAAAAAGAAATCAAGGATGAAATAAAACAAGAAATGGGAGCAGATGAAGTAGATGAAGAGTTTGGTAAGATGACAAAGAAACAAACTCAAGCATATACTGGAATGGATGATAAGGAACAAAAGGCATTATATAAAAAGATGAAGAAGGATGGAAATTTTGATGTCAAGAAAAATCTATCTGGTGCAGCTTCTGATGATAAAGATCTTGGTGAAGAACTAAACAAAGATGATAAACCATTTATAAAAAAATTGGTTGGTAAACTAAGAGGTGGTTCTAAGACACATGCTAAACAAGCAGATGATTTAGAAAAAGCAATGAAAGAAGAAAAACATGGTGATCATGAACCAGAGATGATTCGTAATCAATTGAAAACAGCAGCAAGAGCATCAAAAAGAATTGAGAAGCAATCACGTAAAAAAGATAATTTTAAAGCATGGGTTCAATCTAAAATAACCAAAGCATCTGATTATCTGGATACTGCTGCAGATTACCTAGACAGTAAAGAAGTAAAAGAAGAATCTAATCCAAGAATACCTAGAAAGAAAGGTCAACCAGCAAACTCTAAAAAACATTCTGATTTATACACTGATGAAAATCCTAAAGGAACTATTCATGGACTTGGTTTCAAGGACGTTGCTACTGCTAAAGCATCTGTCTCAAAGATCAGGAATTCTTCTAGATCGCATGCTCATAAAATTCAAGCTGCTGTTGCTATGGAACAAAGGGCAAGAGAAATGGGTAAAACCTCTGAAGCAGCAGTCTACAGAAAATTCATCAACTCAATGAAGAAGAAAACAAAACAGATGAATGAAGCAGTAAGTATGAAGGATGTTAAGAAGTTAAGAAAAGCAGCATCTCTTGATATGAGTAATGATCCTAAAGATATTGAAAGAGCTAGAGCAAGAAGAACTGAGATTGATTTTAAAGATCTAATGAGACAGAGAGAAGAGAAAAAGAAAAAGGGTCTAAAAGAGGAGCATAAATACGAGGATAGTAGGAGAGATATGAAAGACTTTACATCTTTTATGGAAGCATCAAAAACTTGCCCAAAAGGTAAGTATTATTGTTTTACTGAAAAGAAATGTAAACCACTACCACGTGGATATCGCATAGGATATGGTGGTAGACTAGCCCCAGACAACAGATCAGATTCAGGAAATGGTAATGGAAACTCTAACGGACACTCTAACGGGAATGGGAATAACGGGAATGGTGGTGGAAATGGTAACGGTGGTAATGGTGGCAATGGTGGTGGCAACGGCGGTGGTGGAAATGGTGGTGAATAAAAATAAATAACTTATAACAGTATGATGAAAACAGATGGTTGTTAAGAAGTCTATAGTAGGTCAAATTGAAAATAGAAATTTTCTAGCACCTACTGGTTTTAAATTTCAATTAAATAGAACACCTAAAGTTACTTACTTTGGCAATGCTATTAATATACCTGCAATAGATCTTGGTGTAGCAGAGCAACCTACTTATTTGAGAGATATTCCTTTACCAGGTGACAAATTACAATTTGCTGATCTTAATTTACGTTTTCTAGTAGATGAAGGATTAGAAAATTATATGGAGATACAAAACTGGATGAGAGGTCTAGGTTATCCAGAGAGTTTAAAAGAAGTATATGATTTTCAAAAAGAAAAGTCTGATCTATCACAACCAATTAAAAGTCAATTAAATTTATATTCTGATGGCACACTAACAGTATTAGATTCTAACAATATACCTAAGTTTAAATTAATATTTGAGAATTTATTTCCTACTAATCTTACAACTTTAGAGTTTGATGCAACTCAAACAGACCTAGAATACTTTACAGCAGAGGTCACTTTCAAGTATACTATATACAATATAAGAGATATTTAATTAATTATGTATGATTGATTTGAATGGAATCCAAAAGATGTGGGAAGAGGATTCCAAAATTGATCCAGACAATCTGCACACAGAATCCTTAAATATTCCTGTGTTACATGCAAAATACTTTGATCTTTATAATAACATCTTTCTTTTAATGAAGAAAGCTCAACAACAAAGAAAAAATATTAGGCATGAGAGATATGAATATTATTCAGGCAAAGCAGATCCAGAGATCTATATAAAAAATCCTTTTCCTAAAAAGATTAGAGACAAAGATACAATGCAAAAGTATCTTGATGCTGATGAAAGACTATCATCAACTTCTCTAAAGATTGAATATTATGAAACCATGTTGAATTATCTTGAAAGTATTCTTAAACAAGTTTCTAACAGAACTTATCAGATTAAGAATTCAGTTGAAGTAATGAAATTCCAAGCTGGTTATGGCTGATCTTGTCATTGAAAAAATCAATGAAGTATATTTAAAAGTCAAAACTGAACCCTCAATTGAATATGAGTTGAGGGATAGGTTTACTTTTGAAGTCCCTAATAAAAAATTCATGCCTCAGTATAGAAGTAGATACTGGGATGGATATGTACACCTCTTCAATATGAAGACTAAGAGAATCTATGTTGGTCTCTTAGATAAGATAGTAGCATTTTGTGAAAACAATGGTTACTCATATGAGTTTGAATCTAACAAATTCTATGGATACCCATTTGAAGTTAATGAAATGATATCATGGGAAGGTGTAAAAGACTATGTAAAATCAATAACTAAGTTCAAACCTAGAGATTATCAGATTGATGCTATACATGATGCATTAAGATATAATAGAAAACTTCTAATATCACCTACAGCATCAGGTAAGTCATTAATGATCTATGCTCTAGTCAGATATTTTGTTGGAAGAAAGAAAAAGATATTACTTGTTGTTCCTACTACTTCTCTTGTAGAACAGATGTACAAGGATTTTATAGAGTATGGATGGAATGCTGAAGATCATTGTCATAGAATATATGCTGGTAGAGAAAGAACAAATGAAAATGAAGTGACAATTACCACTTGGCAATCTGTTTATAATCTAGATAAAACATTTTTTGCAGATTATGATGTCATCATAGGTGATGAAGCACATCTTTTCAAGAGTAAGTCATTAGTTAATATAATGGATAAACTACATCATGCTAAGTATAGATTTGGGTTTACTGGAACTTTAGATGGCACACAGACTCATAAGTGGGTCTTAGAGGGGTTGTTTGGTCCATCGTACAAAGTGATACAAACTAAAGAATTAATGGAAAAAGGACACCTATCTGAGTTAGATATACAGTGTTTAGTTTTAAAACATACTCCCAAAAAGTTTGAAACATATGAAGATGAGATTCAATATCTAATTGGAAATGAAAGAAGGAATAAGTTTATATCCAAACTATCAATAGATTTAAAAGGAAACACTCTGATACTATACAGTAGAGTAGAGTCTCATGGAAGGATACTTTATGATATGATAAATAATTTTGTTACCAATGATAGAAAAGTATTTTTCATTCATGGTGGTGTAGATGCTGAAGATAGGGAGAAAGTAAGAGAGATAACTGAACAAGAAAACAATGCAATCATAGTGGCTTCTTATGGAACATTCTCTACAGGCATCAATATTAGGAGGTTACACAACGTTATTTTTGCTTCTCCGTCTAAGTCTAGAGTTAGAAACCTCCAATCCATTGGAAGAGTCCTAAGAAAAGGCAAAGACAAAGTAAAAGCAAAACTCTATGATATTGCTGATGACCTAACCAGTGGAGCAAGAAAAAACTACACACTTAATCATTTCATTGAAAGAGTTAAAATTTATGCACAAGAGCAATTTAACTATGAAATATTAACAATAGATATTAAGGAGAATAAAAAATGATAGAAGATGATTTTTTTGCCACCCTCAAATTGAAAACAGGGGAAGAATTATTTGCGAAAGTATCTGCCACTGATGAAGGAGACAGAACACTACTCCTAGTGTCACACCCTATCATAGTTGAAACAATAAAGTTAAGAGGTTCTCTAGGTGGATATAAATTTGAACCATGGTTAAAATCATCTAATGAAGACTTATTCATCATTAATTTAGATGATGTCCTTACTTTATCTGAATCAGATAATGTTGAAATGATTATGTTCTATCAAGATTATATTAAAAAGGTGAGTCATGACACTCACACTAAGTTAGATAAGACTATGGGATATCTAACCACTGTCAAAGATGCTAAAGAAGCATTAGAAAAGTTATATAAATCAAGCTCTAATCAACCTTGAAACCCCACAAAGGTAATTGTACACAGTATTTGGATACTTGTCAAGTACTTGGTTATCTGTTATACTAATTATATGGAAAAGCAGAAATACTTATGGCTACACGTAGAAAAAGATCTGAACACTATGTTAACAATAAGGAGTTTCTTGCTGCCTTGGAAGTTTATATTGCTCAAGTAAATAGAGCAAAGTTGAATGATAAAGAACCACCACAGATACCAAGATATATTGGAGAGTGTTTTTTAAAGATAGCAAACCATTTATCATATAAACCAAACTTTGTCAACTACATGTTTAAGGATGACATGATATGTGATGGTATAGAGAATTGTGTTAGATATATTCATAATTTCAATCCTGAGAAAAGTAAAAATCCATTTGCATACTTTACTCAAATTATATACTATGCTTTCTTAAGAAGGATATCACAAGAGAAAAAACAGTTAGAAATAAAGAATAAAATTCTAGAGAAGTCCAACTTTGATGAGGTCTTTGATTCAAATGATCTTGACGCATCCAATTATTCAGACTATAATTCTATTAAGGATGCTGTACATTCTAAGTTGCGTAACTAAATGAAATTAACACAAGAGATTATTGATAAAATTCAAGAGGCAATGTTACATACTAAAAAAGATGGAACTGTCAATTGGAAAGATGATGATGAAATAGAAGTGCAACTAGCAGGTACATTTGCTGCTGATAGATTTATTGTGATTAAAAATAAAACTAAAAACCCTGTTGTAAGTGCTGCACCACATCCTCACTTTGATTATGAGAAAGGTGTCTTTACTAAAGATGGTAGAGAAGAATATATGAAAGAGCAATCACAAACATTTATAAAGAGTAAAGGTATCCCTTCACCAGAGGATATAGGATGAATGAAGATAGCAATAATAACTGATCAACACTTTGGGTGTCGTAAAAATTCAAAACTTTTTCATGACTACTTTCTAAGATTTTATGAAGATGTATTCTTTCCAACTATAGAGAAGGAAGGTATTACAACCATAGTAGATATGGGAGATACCTTTGATAGTCGTAAAGGAATTGACTTTGGTGCACTTAACTGGGCAAAAGAAAATTACTATGATAGACTTAATAAGATGGGCATCACTGTTCATACTATAGTGGGTAATCATACAGCATATTATAAGAATACAAATGAGATAAATGCAGTAGATCTTCTATTGAAAGAATATGATAATGTAAAAGTATATTCAGAAACCACTTCTATATTAATAGACAATTTAAGTATTCTTCTTGTTCCTTGGATCAATTCAGAGAATGAAGAAAAAACTTTGTCAATGATTAAGGAATCAAAATCTCCTGTTTGTATGGGTCATCTAGAACTACATGGATTCAAAGTTAATGACTATGTTGTTATGGAACATGGGTCAAGTATAGATCCATTTTCTAAGTTTGAAAAAGTATACTCAGGTCATTTTCATACAAGATCAAATCAGGATAATATCTATTATCTTGGAAATCCTTATGAGATATATTGGAATGATTGTAATGATGTAAGAGGTTTTCATCTATTTGATACAGAAACTCTAGAGAAAACTCCTATTAA